AAGGAATTCCAAACAAATGAAAGCAATCGCTCTTGCCGCACTGGCACTGTCTGCCCTGGCGACACCTGCCCTTGCAGGACCCTACGTTGAGTCCAAACACGAATTTAAAGGCACTGATGAAGACTACTCCAAGGCAGTCCATCAGGGTCGCGTTGGTTACGAAACCAAAATGGGTCGTCTGACCCCTTATATTGAAGCTGGTCTGGGTGTTTCCTACCCTGACGGTGGTGACAGTGACACCTTCAAGGTTCTTGAAGTTGGTAGCAAATTGAAGATCACTGATAAGTTCTCCGCTTATGGCAAGTGGGAGAACGTCTTCCAAGATAGCGATGACACCCGCGACTGGAAGGTTGAAGTCGGAACCAAGTACAAGTTCTGAGGTAGAGGGATATGAAACTCAAAGCAATCGCTGCTGCCGCCTTGGCAGCACCCCTGGTGGTGGCGTGTGGTTCCACTGAGCAAGCAAAAGAACCATTCAAACTGAATGGTGCTGGTGCTTCATTCCCCGCTATGCTATACCAGAACTGGACGCAATCTTTTGCTAAGGATACTGGCAACCAAGTCAACTATCAAGCAGTTGGTAGTGGTGCTGGTGTCCGTCAGTTCAAAGCAAAGACTGTTGACTTCGGTGCCTCTGATGGTGCTGTAAGTGACGCCAAGCAACCTGCTGAAGGTATGGTTCACATCCCCATGACTGGTGGTGCTATCGTTCCTACCTACAACTATCCTGGTTGTGAAGTCAAGATGACCCAGACTGAACTTGCTGATGTATTCCTCGGCAAGATCACTAACTGGTCTGCTTTTGGTTGTGCTGATAAGCGCATCGCTACTGTCCATCGTTCTGATGGTTCTGGCACTACCAAAGGTTTCACCAACTCCCTGTCAGCATTCTCTCCCGAGTGGAAGAAGACTGTTGGTACAGGTAAGGCAGTGAACTGGCCAGTTGGTATCGGTGGTAAAGGTAACAGTGGTGTTGCTGCTGCTATCACCAACACCCCTGGTAGCATCGGTTATGTAAACTATGGATACGTCCGTGGTGATCTTCAACAGGTTGCCATTCAGAACCGTGCTGGCAACTTCGTGAAAGCATCTGCCGAGACTGCTTCTGCTGGTCTTGGTGAGATCATTCTTGATGATCAACTCCGTGGTGCTGATGCTAACCCTGCTGGTGCCAATGCTTATCCTATCGTCTCCTTGACTTGGATCCTGGCATACCCTGAGTATGAAAAGAATGAAGATGTGAAGACAATGCTCCGCTATATGCTGACGCCTACGCAACAGCAGAAAGCAGACTCTCTTGGTTATGTTCCTCTTCCTGAATCACTGCGTCAGAAAGCACTCGCTGCTGTCGAAACGCTAAAGTGAATTCCATAAATCTGGAAAAAAAATTCGGGCAAAAATTTGCCCGAAAAAGTCATCCAGTTTTCTTTAACTGCTGATTGATATAACTTCCAGATTTTTTATAAAGGTTCTGTTTTCTAAAGTCATTAACAAATGATGTTAGATACTCTGGTTTGAGTAAAAAGATTTCTCTTTTCTTTTCATTCTCAGCATGGAACCACTCAGCAACGGGAACGGGACGACAAATCTCGTTCCCGTTTTTTGTTGTGATAACACCGTCGATGTTTAGTTTGTGTGTTCCATTGTAGAATGTCTCATCTACATATTGACCTGCTTTGTATGGTCCGATAGCATCTGTCTCGTAGTGATGGATTGTACCATAAGGATCATCATACTCACTCTCCAATACTTTATAAACTTGGTAGTTAGTCATTGGCCAGTCATATTGAACATTGACCATGTTATTGACTAGAAGAATTACCCAGTCATAGAATGGATCGCCATATGCTTTTTCTGCCAGAGCATCTGGACGTTCTCCATCTTCAATAGCATACTTCTGAAAGATGACAGCATTAGAGAACACATCATCATTGACTTTGTATCTACGAAAGAAATTCTTAGCAGTTACAAAGTCCGATTCAGAGAACGGATAACTGATTGGTTTCTCATCGTATGAGATGTTTGGAACGAGTGAAAAATACATTTATCTTACAGAGTTGTCGATGTCTTCAGCAAAACAAATTTTTGTCTCTTGGAAGTTAAGAGACAACCCAACTGCTACTGGTTGTCCGTCAGTATATGTAGCATAGGTTCCATCAGGAGTATAGTTAACGTCAACTGATGTCAGAGCACACATTTTATATCTTGGTAGTCTAGAATTTTCACCAGAACCTTTCATGAAAGAAACTTTAACTAGTTTTGGTACTCCAATGAATCCTAGTTTTATTCCTCTGTTTTTTCCAGTTGCATTAAATCCAAATACTCTTCCTGGATCTGTTGATGGTAGCATAGCTCTTTTGAACTGTGTTACAATGTTATTAACTTCTTCTGATTCTTTGCTGTGTCTGGGAACTAATTTGTAATTTAATTGGAAGTTTCTCATCTGAACTCCACCAAATAATAGTTCTGTATTTGGATTGAAGATTGCTCCAGAGATTCCGCCAAAGATATCGTCATAAGATAATGAATCTCCTGCTAACTTTGTTGTAGCAGTTTGTAATGCTGCAGCACCTGCCAGTGGTCCTGCTTTGTCAAGTAAATTATTAATCGCAGTGATTCCCGCTGCCGCTTTATTTCCAAGTGATCCTTGACCCATAGCTCGTAGAGCATCTGTTGCCAAGTTACTCATGGATTTACCATCCCAGTTTGCTCTAAAACCAGTTGAAACATCCTCTGGCATGTAAAGCATGATTGGTTTGTAACCACCAGCTGGGGTGTATTCGTTTGCCTGGTTGTAGTCAAACACTCCAGCATCAGGTTGTCTATTGGGTCCAAATGGAGCACTGTAGTCAAAAAATTGAAACAGTACAAAATCACCGTCTGCTGTAATACCTCCTTGATCTGATCCTGCCATTGGATAACGATAAGTCCCAGCACCTTCTGCTGGTCTTGCTACAGAAGGAAGTGTTTTTAAATTAATCCTTCCTGATGATGCTTTTCTATCACCAGCTGAGTTAACTCTTTGCTCTTCAAAAGAATAACCTGTCAATTCTCCAACCAATCCAGTTGGAGGATCTACTAATTTACCTTTAGCAGGAGGAGCAAAACTAAAAGGAACTTCTTTCCATTCATATTGGATTTGCTTTGTATCAAAATTTACTCCATTCATGGAGTAAACATATTTTTTTCCACCAGAAAAGAAGTAGTCATCTGGTACGTACAGAGGAGGTTTTGCTGCTGGTTGTGCTTGTGGTGATTGCTCTTCTGCCATTACTTAGACATCTCCTTGGATTGTTTGGTTCCGTATCCTCTCACTACTCTTTGACCTGTGATTTTATCGTAGAACTTCTCATCAGTATCTTCCCAAACAGTTTGTCTGTCGATAGGGAATACCATTCCATTGATATTTCTCACATAGTCCTCGGTTGGCAGGAGAATGGCAGTGTCCCATTCATCAGCGGCGAGGTCAAGATATAGACCTTCTACATGGTTACTGAGATATTTATGGAAACATACCTTAGGTATGTCAACTCTACCTTGAATGAGTTTCTTTACAGTAGTGATTCTTTTCTTTGGTGAGAGATAGTGTAGGTTAGCACCCCAGAATTCATCTTTTCCTGGTGCTTTGATGACATATACTAGAGGAAATCTGTCGTAGTAAGGCAACCACTTCATCTTTGCCTTATACTCAAACATATACAGATGACCTGCTACTGTATATCTACGTAGTTCATTCTTGTCTTGTTCTTTTGCTGCTCCAACTCTATCTCTCTTTTCTTCTAAGATATATTTGCTGAAGTTCTTTTTGTATTTACTTGCTTCTGCTTTTACAGCGTTGCGATACCATGAGAGAGATTTCTTTTCTCCTCCTGTAGCAGCAGTTACTCTTTCAAAGAGTGTTGTATATCCAGGATCTTTATTGACCGTGTTGCGCTGGATAGTGGAAAAACCAGTTGCCATTGTTAGACTCCTAAGTGATCTTCGGTGAGTATTAAGAAGTTCATCTGCCTGTCTTCACAATACTCTCGCGCAGCAGACCACTTAGTTTGGTTCTTTGCGTAAGTCAGTGCAGCATTACGATAGGCAGCAGTTTTTTTGTTTTTCTCATTCGGGGGTTTTGTTTGTTTCTTGGGTTTAATCTCGATAATATATTTGGTTAACTTACCAGTTTTTTCTTTTACTTTAATGTAAAAGTCTGGAAAGTATCGTCTCACTTTACCATCGGGAGCACGGTATGGAATAATAATTTCCTCGCTCCCCCACTCTACTATCGAGGGGTTATTATCACAGAACACCATGAACTTTCGTTCCCAGAGTGATCTATAAACGATGTTAGTTGGGTTGCCACGATACTTACCAGGATTTACAGGTTTGTAAAATCCAGAGTACGCCATAAATATAGAAGGACCAACATAGGTATTTAGCGTGTCAATTAATAGCTTTATGTCTGCCATCGCCTCTAGGGGCGGTATGTCATATTCAAACAACTATATTGTTGCGTTTGAAAATGTGCCAATTACTTATGCTGGATTATCAGAAGAAATTGAGTATTTTTGTGATGAAGCACAACTTCCTAACATTAATACAGCAACTGGAACTGTAAATGGACTTTATACTGGACTTGGTAACATAGATTATCCACACACTAAAGTTTTTACAGAACTTCAATT